GGACGATTGGGTTAGACCCACGTTCTTCTTCTATACATGCCGAACCTTTAGGCACTAATCTTGCAATGATTCAAGACATTAATGCAGAAATTGATGAACTTGAATTACAGACAATGGAACATGGTATTTCTGAGCTATTTATCGCTTCAGATGCCATTGATTTCAACAAATACTCCGATAATCAAGCCAAGCCTGGTAATGTTACACAGGCATTTAAGGAACCTGGTAAGAATATTGGAGATAACTTCTATGAAACTAAGACTGCAACTTTATCTCCTGAAATTGCAGGTCTTACTGCTAAATATAAGAATCTGGCTGAATTTGTTACTGGCGATTTTCCTACTGTATATGGTGGTGCCGTTCCTGGCAGTTCTACAGCGACAGAATATACAAAATCTCAGAATCAGGCTCTTCAAAGGCTTGGTACTATTTCCACTATTGCTTCATTCTTGTGGGCTGATGTATTAGATAAAGCAGTTAGAGAGTATGCCAATCTATTGGAATATGATGAGAAGATGGTAGATAAGACTGCTGCCGGTTATCAGTCTACTACTGTTGACCATATGGCATTGAAGCGTGGAGATGTTGGTAATTGTGAACCTGAGTTCTCTGAACTCTTACCAGTTTCTTCTGGACAAATTAAAGATACCTTAATGGGCTTAATGCAAGTTAAAGACCCAATGGTTATGGCTCTTATTACCCATCCTCAGAATAACGAGTTGGTTAAGAAAGCTCTCGGTATTCCAGAACTCTACATTCCCGGTATTAATGATAGAACCAAACAGTATCGGGAAATTTCTCTACTCATGGAAGCTCAACCACAACCGTCTCCAAACTCTCCATTAGGAATGGAATCTTCTATTGCTCCTGAAGAGTTTGATGACCACATGGTAGAGATGGAAGTTTGTAAAGTTTGGTTAAACAGTTCCAAAGGTCAAAAAGCTAAGAACGAAAACCCAGGTGGTTATCAAAACGTAGTGTTACATTGGAAAGCACATCAGATGATGTTGCAAATGAGGACACAAACTCCCAATGAAACACCTCAAGGTCAAGAACCTCCAACGCTTTCAACAGGATTAGGTGGATAATGTTTAAGCACTTCAATGTTTTCTATTCCCCGAACGATGTTACTGGTATGCCTTCTGCTGGTTCTGTAGGTGATGTTGAACCAATCGGACCAACAGATAAAGATATTTTGAATGGAGATGATGATGGCGATGAAGTTCCCGATAATGCAGGAGACGGAGAAGATGGAGAAGAAGGAGACTCCGAGGAAGTTTCCGATGACGAAAATGAAGATGAAGAAGAAGCCGATGAAGAAAATGAAGATGAAGAAGAAGATGACGATGCCGAATCTGAAGAGTCTGATGGGACTGAAGATAAAGATGTAGACCAGGGAGACTTAGATTTATCTGACTTAACTAAAGCTGTTAAGAAAGTTGCGCCAGATTTATTTAAGAAAATCCCTGGATTACGGGAAGCTTTAGAGCGAGATAAGGAGTTTGGAGAAGTATTTGCTACTCCAGAAGATGCTAAGGTTGCCGCTAAAAATGCTGGCTTCTTAGAGATGATGTATAAGGACATTGCTTCTGGAGATGTAGATAAGACTTCAAACTTTCTTAAAGCTGTTAAGAATACAAACGAAGAGGCATTTGAAGATTTCTCTCATACTATCTTAGAGTCAATCGGTAAGTTGAATCCACAATTATATGGCGAAGTGATGTTGAAGCCAATGAAGAGGGCTTTAATGTCAATGTATGCAGATGCTATGAAGTCGGGTAATAAGAATCTTGCAGCAGTAGCTATTCATGCTCATAACTATTGGTTTGATACACAAGATATTAAGGCCCCGTTAGAAGAGAGAAAGAAGCCAGTTGCTAAGACAAAGGAACAAGAACAGTTTGAAAGGGAAAGACAAGAGTTTGATAATACTCGTATGGGTGAGTTCAAGGGTTCTATTACAGAAGTAGTTAATCATTCTATGAAGAACTCCATTAATAAGGAGTTGGACGGAATCAAACTGGACGATTACCAAAAGAGGAATATTGTCCGAGACATTTTTCAGGGAGTAGATGAAGTTCTTGGTTCAGATAAGAGATACCTTGGCGGTATTCAATCCTTATTTGACCAGGCTAAATCCTCTAAGTATTCACCAGATTGGAAGTCTAGAATTGTCAAAGCTTATCTCCAGCGAGCTAGACAAGCACTTCCAGCAATTCGAAATAGAGTTTTACGTGAAGCTGGTATTAAAGTGAAGGATGCTCAAAAGTCAGAGTCACGCAGACTTGTTCCTGCTGGTCTGGGTGGCAATAAAAGTGAAGGCCAAATTGATTTTAGCAGGGTAGACCGCTCTAAGACAACCGATATGGACATCCTTAACGGGAAGCCCAAGTATATCAAGTAAGGGGAAATTAACATGGCTGTAGGTGGAACCCAGCTTCTTTCTGTTGAAATGGAGAAGGTTCGTAAAAAGCTTTCAATGCTTTACGAGCTTGAATCCGCAAAGTTCTATTCGACTGTAGAGAAGAAGGATACGGAAGTAATCTCGGAAAGAGATATGCGTATCCCTCTTGCTATTGGTCCGGGTGGATACTTTGGTTACTACAATCCTGATGGCGGAGATTTAGGGATTGGTGACGGCCAGACTTACGATAAGGCTGTCATTAATACTGTGAATTTCAAGCACGCTATTCAGTGGAATACTAAAGCTCAGTGGGGAACTGATGATAGCCGTAAGGCTGTTGTTAATCTCTTCAAGGAGCTTATGGCTAAAGCAATGCCAGAGTTTCGTCGTCAGACTGAAGCTCAGTGCATGACTGCTGGTAATGGTGTATTAGCTACCGTTACTTCTTTAGCTACTACCACTCTTACCAATGATACCATTACCTGCACAACTGATGGTTATGGTATTAAGCTTCTTCGTAAGGGTCAGCGAGTTCTTGTTTACGATGCTGGTCTTGCAGCGCCATTAAACACTGGTGGTGTTCCTGCCAAGATTATCGCATATGACTTAGTAAACAAGAAGATTCAGCTTGATGCAACTGTTCCAACGATTGCACCCGGTTGTTTCATTCTTCCTGAAGGTTTAGCTGGTGCAAATCCAGTTGGACTTTTTGGTGTTCCTTATCACGTCCAAAACTCAACAGTTGGTGCGTGGTTAGGTATGCCTAGAGCTACTACTCCAGAAGTTCAGGCTAATCGAGTTAATGCCGCTTCTGCTGCTTTAGCTCCTGCTTTCGCTCGTCGTGCAATTAATGCGATTGGCGATAGATTGGGAATGGATAACAAGACTCCTTTAACCGCATGGATGCACCCGGCACAAGTGCAGGCTTATGAGGCTTTAGGACAGCTTGTTTCAGTGATTAATAAGGAAGCCTCTGAACAGGGACTTAACTTGTTCTTCTCTGAGAACATGAGACTTGCTGGTGCTCCAATCAAGCCAAACTTTGTCTGGAACAAGACAAGGATTGACTTTCTGACTAATGACCATTGGGGTCGTGCGGAATTAACTCCAATCGACTACTATACGGTAGAAGGTCGGAAGATATTTGAGATGAGAGGAACATCTGGTGGTGTTGCTACATCTCAGGTATTCTACATTGTAGCTTCGTGGAATCTGTTTTGTGATTGTCCTCCAGCACAAGCATACATTGACAACCTGCTGGTTCCAACGGGTTACTAAGTAGAAAGGAAGATGGGGAGCTGGAGTTATTGTCTGGGGAGCCTATTTCTCCAGTTCCCTGTCAACCTATATGATTCTAGAAAAAACAGTAAACGATAGATTGCTTAGGATATATGGTAAGGAGACTTTAACAGGTCTACAGAAATACCGTATCGTTTGGTCAGGAACACAGACCGAAAAGAGATTTGGCTCCTATGATGTATTAACTCAAGAAACCGGAATTTGGTTAGGAGTTAAGCAGGGATTAGTAGAAATTAAGAAATATTGGTATATGAAAGATACCTGGCTCCTTGAAAGAGTTGAGCCGAATACAAATAGAAGGGATGTGTTCTATGACAAATATACTTATGAACCCATCTTTCCGTTCTTAGATAAGGACGATAATTTATTACCTCTGAACTGGAGAGCAATCGAGTTCATTGTAGGTAAACTGGAAAGAGCAGAAAGAAAAGTAATGCTAACAGAAGAGGACCATAGACAGGAAGAAGAGAAGAAACAAAAAGCAGAGGAAGAAAAAGTTTATGGGATTTTGGATTCTCCAGACCCCATTAAAGAACTACCAACGTTCAAGTCATCCACGTTATCTTTGAGGTAAAGTCAATGCCATCAGCTACCATTGTTTCCATTTGCCCGTTTGAGACTATTGAGATTAAACCAATCACAGGTGGCTACTATAGAATCCCTGCTGCTCCAAAGGATGATTTAATCACAGTTCTTATTGCTGAATCTTCTTATATCCAAAGAATGCCAGCTACTGACCATTCTATTGTTATTCCGGTTGCTGCCCACCATATTGCTAAATCTATTGTTGATGACTTTGTTAATACTGTCATTGAAGCTGATGATAATGCCGGACCTGGAATGATGTGGTTCGAGGGTTCATTAACGAAATCAGCAATTCTCCTTAATCATAAAGATGAGCTAAAAGCTCTCAGAGAAAGACAGCAGCGTTGGTTTGTAAATCTTTGTCGCAAAGGTGATGATGATTGGAACCAATATCACAAGGTTGGTTTAATTTCTGGGCATCAGCGTTATGCTGCTGAGTATTTAGGATACAAACCGGAATGGTTGCCTGAATATAATTCTAATGCTGGAATGACTGAATGCCCTGCTTGCTTTACTCAGATTGATGCAAGGGCAGTTATTTGCATTAATTGTAAGGCGATTCTTAACCGTCAAAAGGCTATTGAGTTTGGAATTATCCCTGCTGAAAATCAGGCATTAAAGCCAGTAACTCCGGCCGGTGGATTAACAAAGGTATAACATGCCTCCAGTTCTAGCATCAGAAGTAATGATTCGTTCTAGAGCAGTTCTTAATGATGCTGTAATAGACCTCTATACAGATGAGGTTCTATTGCCATATCTGAAGATTGCTAACGATGACCTATCTGATGAATTGACAGATAATGGAGCTACAGTAAACAAAGAAGTATCAGTTAATATTCCTCTTTCTGCTCTATCTAAGACTTTGCCTTTGCCAGATGATATGATTGTTCCTATTGAATTATTTGAAAAGGGCCAGTCAGAAGATGACTCTAAATATGTATTTGTAAGACAGCGAGATTTTCTTCCTAATGAAGTTCCTGGCAGCTTTCTTTCCTATTGGACTTGGAGAGAACAGAACGTCAACTTTATTGGCGCTACAGTTCCAAGACATATTCGATTGAGATATTACCGCCTGATTACTTCAATGTCAGGTGCTAATAGTGCAATCGAAATCACTCATGCTCTGAACTATCTAGCTTATCACACCGCTGCTTTAGCTTCTGAGCATATCGGTCAGAATCGGACCAAAGCTATTGACTTAGAATCTCAAGCAATCCAAAAGTTAGGAAAGTTGCTGAAGAAAGAAGTGAAGCAGAACCAAGCTAGAGTGTTTAGGCGCAGAGGATTCAAGTTAAACAGACGAATTGTCTACACCCGTTAGGAGATTACAATGGCTGAAGCGAAATTAACCCCAACCTCTAAAAAGGTATGGGATGATGGTAAGAAGATTCATGTTATTGGCACATTAGCAGTAGAAGCTGCTGCGGCTACTTATACTGCTGGTGGCAATGCGTTAGACTTTGTTGCCAACATGGTAGATGGAGCAGGATTAGGTATTCCTTTACCTGGCATTGGTTCTCAACCATTCTGGGTTAATGTAGTTGGATTGGCTTACTATGGTCAGTATAATCCTACTACTAAGAAGCTGAAGATTCTAACTCTTGCTGGAGCAGAAGTAACTGCCGGTGCTGTTCCTGCTGGTCTTTCTGGTGATACGATTACCTTCTACCTGCTTTTTGATAAGATGATGTAATAGTTGTGGGTGTGGGGGTCTTACTGTAAAAAGTAGGACTCCTACTCTACTAAGATGGCTAAGAAACAAGACATTCGAGACCATCAACAACTTACTGTTCCTACGTTTAAGGGACTGTATTTTAATGGCGTAGTGGATGATTCTGTCCCACCAGGATATTTCATTGACTCGCTTAATACAACTTTTGAAGTCATTGAAGTCAGGACTCGTGACGGCAATACAAAAGTTTTCGACAAGGCTAACATCCGAAGATTCTTTATTTACAAACGTCTTAACGAAACAAGCCGGTACCTTATTCTTGATACTAGCGGTAATCTATGGGATTCTCTTTATCCGGGAACTCCTCTGGTAACTAATCCAGCTTACAAGGATTTCAGTGCTATTAACTATCTTAATCGTTGCTATATTACTTTTCATGATAGGATTGAAGGTATCCCTGGGGCTTTATTACAGGTATATGAAGGAGCAGGACCAGGAACATTAAGGCCGGCTGGTGGTTCTGCACCTGTAGGTTTTACTTTACTTCCTAGTATTTCTGCTAACTCAGGCAACCTTGCTTTAGGTAAATACTTAGTAGCAGTCGCATATGAGACTTCTTCTGGGTTTATTAGTGCTCCTGGTCCTGCTGTCTTTGGTGATGTTGATAGTCCTGGTGGGTTTAAGTTAAATGTAGATAATATTCCTATTGGTCCTACAGGAACTATTGCTAGAAGATTATTAATTACAAAATCAATACCACCTGGACTTTACTCTGGAAATCAATATGGTTATGAATTTTTTTATCTTCCAAATGGTAGAATCTTTGATAACACTACAACCTTCCTACATGATATAGATTTCTTTGATGATGATTTACAGGACTCTGCTGATTATTTATTTGATAACCGTTCTACTATTCCTTGTGGGTTAGGTTTAACAGTTTATAACCAGAGAATGTGCTTATGGGGAGTTCCAGGCTATGAACATTATGTGTTCTTCTCTAAGGCTATCTTTGTAGAGTTGTTTGACCAGACTGGTGGACTATTATTTTTAGACCCATCTGATGCTATATCTTCTATTAAAAATGTAGTTGACCATGAAACCTCATTACTCATCCAGACGCAAGATAGAACGTATATTACTGTTGATAATGGTTCTGACCCTGATACTTGGCGTTGTGACCCTCTGGATAAAGCAATAGGAGCAGAAGTCTTTTCTATTTCTAAGATTCTTGATTCAAGAGGAACATCAGTAAAGAGATTCTTTCAAGGTGATAAGTCTGGAATCTATACCTATGAAGGTGGCGGATTCCAAGACCCACCTTTTACAGAGAATATTAAAGACCTTTGGGATAGAATTAATAAAAAAGAGTTTAATAAGGTTCAACTATGCGATGACCCAGAATTTAAGTTAGTGTATGCTGCTATTCCTTTAGATAGCTCTACTGAATGTTCTCATATTTTAGTAGGTGACTATAATGGCGCTTTTAATAAGTATGGTCAGTTATCAGGTCCATTAGTTCGCTGGTCTTTATGGGC